TGCTATTGCAGTAGTGGGATATGCGTTATACGATACTTTTATTGAAGTCAAGAAAGCATTTGATGAGGGTGCAAGTGTAGGAGAACTGATACGGGTAGCATTTGTACAATTCTTTGGAGCATTTGGAAAACTACTTGATTTTGCAAAAAATATGATTGCTGATGTTTTAGCGTTTTTTGGTTTTGAGGATTTGGCAAAGATTTTCCAAGAGTTTAGTTTTGAAAAAGTTTTTGAGGATTTTTTTGGTAAAGTTTTTGATAACGGTGAAAAATTGATAAAGAGTTTTGTAAACCTGTTCTCAGCTGTGATTGCAAGGGTTGTAAAATTCTTTACGGATATATTTGATATAGATTTCAAAGCTCTTTTCAGTGGTATCTTGGGCAAAGCAGGTGAGATTGGGGGCAAAATAGCTGGGTTTTTCGGTTTTGGTGGTGGTGATGATGATAAAAAAGCTTCTGCTCCTGCCCCGTTTTCGGGCAACAAGACAAACTTGTCCGAGACTGATAGTTCTGATGATGCGAAGAAAGATGCTCCTGCCTCTGAGAAAGGTAAATTCGGTAAACGAAAGTTCGAGAGGATGGGGATTGCTGAAAGAGAGATGGCAGCATCAGGTACGGACTTAGGAGATTCCAGTCTTGCAGCGACTGGAATCCAAAGGAAAAGAGCGAGGAACGACACTTCTTCTCAAAGGAGGCGAATTGCGGGAGCCCAGAGGGAAGTTAATGAAGATAGACTTCGTGCAGCAGGCGTTGACGAGGATGCTGATTTCGGCGGAATGGGTAAGAATGGGAAGAGGCAAAAATTCGATGAAGGCCGCAAGATGCCGACAGCGCAGGATGCGATTGATCAAGCAAGAAAGATAAGCACCGCTGAAAGTGCAAGTAAAACCCCACCACCTGTAATAATACAGCAAAATGATAATAGTCAAAAATCTAACACATCGGCACCAACTGTAATTGAACAAAATAAAACTTTACAAAACCCAGCGGCGGGAGGCGCTCTAGCTAGGGCATCTGAAGGAGTTATGTAAAAGAAAACCCCTCACCAATTTCTCAGTGAGGGGTTTATAGTAAACCAGATTAGTTTACCCTTCAGCCAACTTCTCAAAGTATGACATAGCGTCATCACCATCATCTGCCGAAACAGTAGGTGCTGGTTTTGGTTTGGTGTTTACCTTAACAGGTGCAGTAGGTTCATCCTCCATGAGAGTTTCTACTGTGCTTGTCTTGGTTACACCAGACAGGACCATATCAAGACGAGTCTTCAACTCATCATAAGTCTTAAAGTTAGATGGTGCGGTGAACTCTGAGAGAGAATGTTCACTCCCCCAAACGCTCTCCAACTTGTCCTCATCATCAGACAATGCAGATGCACCATCAAAGGATGAGAGATCATAGTTCCAGTAACCATCTACCTTACGAAGCTTCAACTTGAAGTTCGCACCTTCCCAAAAATCAAATGGGTTGATAGGGTCTGTATCAGGAAATGGAGGTTGCATTGCTTCCATCACCTTGTCGAAAATCTTCTTACCATAACGATAGAGGAAGACCTTACCCTCGTTCTGAGGATTTGATGCATCACTCACCACATAGATGTTTGAGTAATATTGCAACTTACGCTTCTGCTTACGAGCAATCTCCTTATCAGACTCAATACCAGAGTTCCAGAGTTTAGAGTTATACTCCGACACAGGATCATTATTACCAAGCGTAGTCAATGAGTTCTCAATAAACCATTGACCAGTTGGCCCTTGGAAAGCGTGGTTCCAAAGTTTAACCCAAGGAAGGTCTTCACCCGTTGGTGCGGGCAGGAAACGAATGACAGCATAACCATTGCCGGTCTTATCCATCGTAGGTTTCCAAAGACGTTCATCAACGTAAGACTTCTTCTCTAGGGGGGCAGATTCTTTCTGGGCAGCACCCAACAGTGAATCCAAACTATTCTGCTTCTTCATTGCAGCTAACGACATTGTAGTCTCCTTATGTGTATGTATATTTCGTATGTTTAAGTATGTTTAAATGTATCATGATGTAGTAGAAATGTCAATACTCCTTTATATATAATCGTTCAATGTCCTCTAATGGTATATCTTCTGGCCATTGTTTGAGGTGGTAGCTCTTTACAGAACTCTTCTTTCGACAAGCACTTTACATTGAGATGGTAGTCTTGTACAGTTGAACCATGCCAACTGTTAGTACCTTTCATTTTGCAGTCTACCCAATAAAAAGTTCTATCCTTATACTTGTCAAAAAGTTCAGTCATTTGGTTCATCCAATTTACAGGATTGAACCCTTTCGCAGAGGCAGGCAAATAATTGTCTGTCCCTTTATATATGTTATTGATTGTCTCATCGTATGTACTCAAATCAAATCCTAACATATAAATCTCTTCTGCATTCTGTTCATGACATGCACACAGTAAAGCCATACTGCCAGTTGATAGATTAGGATTACCAACATCCACTATGTTGTCATTCTCATTTACATAGGTAATCCAGATTCCAATATCCTTTTCCATCTTGAGTTTGAGATCATCCATGTCTAAACTTGGATGCATCTTTATCATATACTCAATAGACTCATGAACCGTTGCAGGGTCTTTGCCAGATATCACACACTGGCCAGTTTTGTTCTTACTCCTATGAATAAAGTTATCTGGTATATCAAATCCCATGAGCATCATGTCAGCAACTTCTGCTGGAACAACACTCCAGTTTGAGAAATAACATTTACCCTCATAACCCGAATCATATATCTCTTGTTGCATACCGTAGTCCATAGCAACAAGATTGTCTGGTGCTGCGTCACGGTAAACGGCATTACATCCCCATGTCCTAGCATCAACCCATTTAGTATTTGGGTTGCACCAAGACCTAGACTCACCATTTCCCATGACAACAGCTTTACTCATGACCGTAGTGCTTCCCAACTCACAGGAAAGGTGTCAGCTGACAACTTATCAATCTGGTCAGCAACCATCTGTGTCTCTACCTGTGCATCTGGTTTACATCGTAGATTACATACACGGGCAAATGCGTACAGTGTACCACTCCAATACCATTCGGTATTCATTGACTGTGGAAGGACCATACGAGCCTGTTCTGGACACACACCCTTTCTTAGCAACTCCTCATATGTCCACTTACATTTTTGCATTGCTTGTTTATATGCATCCACCATAGCAGGACCACTAGAACCAGCAGGATTGATATCAATCTCTACACTCGACGACCCCTGCTTCTTGTCATCTGCTTTACCTCTCCAAATAAGGGGATAATAAAAAGTTGGCTCATCGTCCACATATCGCCTTGACACCTCATTCCATGTTAGGCCAATCTGATGCTTGACCAACTGCCTTGCAACAAATATGGGAGCTTTGATATGAAACTGTAAAGACGCATGACCAAAGGGACTCCAATGATTATGCTTTGCAAGATAGTTAATCAGTTTAGTGTCTTTATCATTATCAAAATTATCATGCACCTTTGCAAAAGAAACACGGGCAGCATTCACCACTGACAAATCACTTCCCATGCTATCAACTAATGTAACATCCATCACTTCAACAAATCCTCATGTTTTGCTTGTTTTTCTCTTCTCATATTATTCAACTCTGCTCCAGATTTCTTACCACCTAAATATTTTGGAATTGAAGCAGATTTACTTTCTGTATATTTCTCTAACCATCTTTTCATTCTACTGAACATGACTGCTCCATAAAAAATGGTGCCGGTGGTAAGAATCGAACTCACAACCTATTGCTTACAAAGCAATTGCTCTACCGTTGAGCTACACCGGCACACATTAATTACCGCTTATTGTTGCGGCGTGGACGAAACCCTGACGGGCGTTGAGTTGCGAGTTTCTGAACTCGTTCACCTAGTTCCTCATTGGTTTTCACCAACTCGGCATTATCGAATTCTAGACCACGAACACGATCAAGAAGTCCACCTACCTGAGAGGCGAAGAAACCTTCTTCACGGATTGCGGGGTCACCATCTAAGTGTACTGTTACTTCCATTTGAAGTCTCCATTACAAGGGTTGCTGCCGTCATGCACGACAGTTAACATAATATTATAATACTACAGTTCATTGAATATGTCAAGTACTTATATAGGTAATTTTGCTTGACGAGGTAAAAAATTCAATTCTCTTGCGTCAGCTTCAATCTTCTCTTTTAGTGCTTTTGAAACTAGGGAATTGATGCCTTCTAGTTCTAGTCCTTCTTTTTTACAATACCAAAGGACGGCATCCATGTGGGTTATTCTCTTCTCCTTCACAATATTTTCAATCTTCATACAAAATGTCTTTGGTGTATTCAGTGGCATATTGTCTCCATTCTATAATTTTATGTGAGGTTGGGAGGCTAACCGTGACCCCCCACGGATGTATTACGGCATCACCCGAAGAAAGTATAGTAAGTGGTAGTTTTTAGTCCTATAAAGAGAACTACCAAACTCATTAAGTGTCGATATAGCAATAGGTTGCCGTCACTTAAATAAGGTGGTAGGTTATTCTGTTGCCAAGAAACCTACCGAAACTCCGAACACTTACTGCTTACGCAGCAAGAGCCATGGGTGCAAAATTATCATTTGCGTATAGTTTATGACCTATAAGGTGGTCAATCCACAGTTCTCCACTTCTCTATTTAACACCTGTCGATCCTGTTTCGCCCCCATCATCAGAACAGAGCAATTCACTTGCTTTCGTTTCCCAAACCCAAGGAAAAATCCCGTGAATGATTAAAACAAAGGATACACTAAAAGCTCTAAACATGTGTCCGAAGTATGTGTAACCTGTGTCTTTTAAATGTTTCATTTCTGTTCTCATGGTGGAGGCGTTGGGTACTGCCCCCAAGTCCAGTCTGTCGTTCGATCTGTTTCATCAAACTGTATCTTATTTATACCATATGGGAATGTATTTGTCAATACCTTTTTTCAAATACCTTTGTCTTCTTGGTATTTTCCAGCAGCAAGAACAAATCCAATATGTTTATCTGGTTCATTTATTTTTGCTATAGACAACACTACACTATCTATTTGTCTAAAATCTTTGTATTCTACAAGAAGAGCCTTGACATAAAACGGTAGAGGCATAGGCAAATTTATACAATATTTTAAACTTGTAAGAGCATACATTCTTGCAAGAACTTCCTCTTCACTTATTGTGTCGGCCTTTACTATTTTTAGAATTGTCTCTTCATCTTTACAAATAGTAATTGTTACAACTGTAGAACCCTTTGACCATATGGTAACCTCTTTTGCTGATGCAGCATTAGGGGAGTATACTAGGAAGGCGATTATTATCACCGCTAATAAATACTTCATTTTTCTTTCTCCATTCTGCAATAGTTTCGATGAGCAAAGGAAGATAGTCATATTTCTCTTTTACAAACTCTTGCACAGTTCCATCTTCAGTGACAACAAGAATTACCACTTGAGTAACCCTTATGCCTGTTCTCTCACCAAACATTTCTGCATATGCCGAACCTTGGATATAGTAGTTCTCATTCCAATCGTCTGTGCGTTCTCTTGTTGAGGTCTTGAAGTCAATAATTGACAGCTTTCCCTTATAGTTCGCAATACAATCTGCTCGACCAGCAATTTTATATTTATCACTATACAACCCGCACTCTTGAGCATATATATTATTTATATGACAAAGAGCCTTTTCTTTGAGCTGGTTAAATAAACACATAGGAAGAAAGTGTTTCTTATGCTTCTCCCACTTATTAGGCCAGTCAAGGTGTACATTGTTGAGGTAGTCCTCACACATAGCATGAACCTTCGTACCTCTTGCCGCAGCAGTTCTTGCAATATGATTTGCAACATCCTCACCAACACGCTTACGCCACTCAAACAGTCCCTGCTTATTACGGACTGATAGAACAGTGGTGATGGATGGATACTTGTTGCCCTCTGGTGTTTCATACAGACGAACACCGTTAGTGGTTTTTGCTGAAATTTCTGGTAGAGAAATTTGGTCATGGTCAAACATTTTAGGTTCCATTATGCTAATGCTCTAACTCTCTCTACTAATCTATCTGCTCTATTTGTTACTTGACGATACCACGCCGAATCAACCATCTCATCTGCTGCCTGATTCCAATCCCTTGTATCCACACCACGTTTCATTCCAGCAAACTTGGATAGTCTTGGACGCCCAAGGTTGAACATCATATTGGCAATCACTTGTTGAGCTTCTTCTGGCAAAGTGTGGAAGTCTGAGTAAAGGATGTGGCAGTCTCGCAAGACGCTTTGGATATCCGACTCGAAGGCTTCAGCGACTCGCTCAGAAGAAACGGGGGTGCCCAAGTCAAGGGATTTTTCTGGGTCAAATTTCTTAACAAGATGACCGATACCAAAAGTAGCGTAACCAAGATGGTCATTATAAATCTTGTACTCACATCCTTCATCCACTTCCAATTGTTTTCTAAGTTGTTCAATGTTCATTTTGTTTCTCCGGCAAATTAACATTAGCTGTTAGGATTCTGCTCTCTCCATCACCAGAGAAAGGCATCACTACATAATTTAACCAAGATGGAAACATAATCATTTTTCCAACTTCTGGTTTAAGATATTGTTCTGTGACAGGTTTTAAAAATGAGGCTTCACTGATACTTCCCCATGAGAGGTGTGTGTATCCCCCATTGGTTACTTCTTCTTTGCCATCATCGAAAGTGCCATAATCGGCAAACTCAACCTTTCCAGCAACTTGTTCTGGCACTTTGAGATATAGAATACAAGACAACTCTCCATCTGTATTGCCTTGTTGAGTAGTACCAGAAAAAATTCTTTCAATGCTCATGGAATGCATTTTAGGATTGTATTCTCTGTGTTCATCACCTGTGATCGATGGAGCATATTCAGACGCTTTTTCATTAGTGACAATATCGATATTAGCTTCCTTCATGTAGGTATTACTCAACCTACAGATATAATCACCAAACATCTTTCCCACATAATCAAGTGTATGGGAAAACTTGATTGGTCCTTTAGCACGGTCCATAGCATCAATCAGTTCATCGTCTATATGTGTATTAAGTTCTTCAATCACTTCACTGTCGAAACCAACAGACATGAAACTTACTGCTGGTTTTGTATTAAATGATATATCCATTTTATTCCATTCCTATTCCCATTTTGGTCTTGTTGATTAGATAACTACGCACAAAGCCAGACCGAACAATGTCACCAATAGTGAACTCTGTACAATTGAATTCTTTCATCTCTTCTAGTATTCTTAGAAAATCATGTAAACCATTTTTCTCGTTTGTCCTTTGTAAATCTGATTGAGCAAAATCACCACAAAATATAATTTTAGAATCTTGACCTATTCTGGTGATAATCGTATCTAGCTCATGAAAATTTAAATTCTGGCATTCATCTACTATAATGATACTATTATCAAATGTCAACCCCCTTAGAAAAGAAGTTGATAGAAAATATAAAGATGACTGAGCCTTCAACTTAGGATATAGAGAATTGAACGCTGTTTCATTTGGCATCTTG